TAAGTGCGTCAAAGTTATCATTCTTTCCTGCCATAGTGTTTCCTCCTACAGTTCAATAACTGTTAATTCATTGTTGCTTGTGGTTCTGGTTGCTATGAACTGCAACCCTTTCTTTTTGCACTTCTCATAGAGACGTGTGCGGTTTTCCTCAGACAGTTTCTCAGTACCATCAATAAGGATGATCTGTAAGCCGGACGGATTCTGAATTGCCACATCAATGCAGAGGTCCAATTTTTCTCCCTCAGAGAGATTACTTACCGGAAGTCCATTGATAAGAGGTATTCCGTCCTTGACGGATAATCCCTCAATCGGGATTTCTGCTGTTTCCAGAATTGTTCCCGGAAGAGTTCTTGCCAGCTCAATCTTCTCTGTCAGAGAATTGGACTCTTTCTGCAAGGTGGCTACTTCCTCCTGAATAGACAACATTCTGCGCCATTCATTGATATGGCCTTTCATCTTCTCCGTCTCATTGGCCTTTGCCATGAGATCGTCAATAGGTGTGATTTCCATATCTGCGTATTCTGCGTAGGACTGTTCCTCAGACTCATACTTGGAAACGGCAGCCTCATACTCAGCACTGATAACTTTTGCCTTATCTTCCTTTGCTCCTGAGAGACCGGCTTTCTTTTCTTCCAGATTTTTAATCTGTTCTTTCAGTTTTGCCAGTTCACTCTCAATGTTCTTCTCCTGTGAAGCCATCTCTCTGTCGAGTGCAGCCAGTTTCACTTCCTTGTCTGCCTGAAAACCTCTGATTTTTCCATCGTGGCTGTCTCTGAGACGTTTTGCCTTTTCAATGGTTTCATTGTTTTTACGGATCTTCTCAATCTCCGTATAGAGTTCTGAGAGGTTTTCTTTCTCCCATCTCTCTCCGTCATAGTCGATAGGAAGAGAACTTCCAATATCTGCAATAACAGCTTTCTTGGAACGAATATCCCGGTTTACATCCTGTCTGTGCGTGAAGTAGTAACCGTTTTCTGCCTGAATGTCATTCAGAACTGCTAAAATGTTCTGTTCGTAATTCACATCCGGTGGCAGCTCTCCAAACCATTCTTTGATTGTGTCAAGACTCCAATCGTACTGAATCATATCCAGAATCGTTGCGTTTTGGGTTTTCTTATCCATAGAGATGAACTCCATAGGAGAAAGCTGCAACGGAGTGAATATGGTTTTCAGAAATGTTTCAGGGCTGGGAACAACATTGCCGTTCTGCTTTACAGATTTATAATCCGTCATTCCCTGTCTCGGTTTTCTGTCTATGGAGAGACCACTATCTGTCTCAATGAAAATCTCTCCCTCTGTCTCTCCGTTTTTGATAATGTACTCACGGTCTGATGCGTTGGTAAGGGCATATCTGATTGCATCAATAACGGATGTTTTACCGGTTCCGTTATCTCCGACAAGTTCAATATTCTTACCGTCTCCGCTCCATTCCTTGATTCCGAAAAGACTCTTAATTGTGATTTTTGAAATCTTCATGGTGGATTTTCCTTTCTCTGTTTATGGGGTTCGGCAATGCCTTACCCCTAAACTGCTACTGAATTACTGTTACGTTGGATGCCTGCGGTCCCTTGGTTCCGTCAACAACATCAAATTCTACGGGCTGTCCCTCTACGAGAGTCTTGTAACCGTCCATCTGTAATGCGCTGAAATGGCAGAACACGTCAACTCCATCTTCGCCGGTAATGAAACCGTAGCCCTTTGCGGCGTTGAACCATTTAACTGTACCTTTTCTCATGGTGCGTCTCCTTTCCTCAAAAATATCTATTAAACAATCCTTGCGGATGCTTAACCTATACCAAGTCGTTCTTTCTCCTGATCCAAAAGGTGGCGATATATGTAAAATCCCCACTTGGATTTACCCTCTCGCTTTATGGCATATCCAATAGGCAATTTCTCCCTTTTCATAAGTTCACGGAGCGTAATCACATCCATTTGCAACTCTTTCGCCGCATTTTTTGGTGTTACTCTCTCATTGTTCATTGCTTCTTACCTCAATCTGTTCGTTTTGCTGTGCCTTAGTTCGTTGTGGATTATCCTTTTCGTGTTTGCTCGACTAAACTTTTTGGGTAAAAAGTTTGCTGACAGGGACATTCAAAGCCGCCGCCAACGATTTCAGAGTACCGACCATAGCCTCATGCTCTTCGTTGTTTTCAAGCAGAACTATGGTTGTTCTGCTTACGCCAGACATTTGAGCTAACTGTTCCTGGGTAAGTTTCTTCTTTTCTCTAAGTTCTCTGATTCGATACGCCATTACTGCGCCTCCTTTCTTTGTCCGATGTTTGCTCGACTGAACAATTTTAGTATAGCCGACTAAACATTTATTGTCAAGCACATTTTACAAAAAAATTGACTTTTTGCACAGTACATTGTATAATGGACTAAACATTGAAAGGAGGTTTTCTTATGACATTAGGGCAGATAATAAAGGCATACAGAGAGACAAACAGCATGAGTATGGATGACTTTTCTAAGGCTAGTAAAATAAGTAAAGGGTACATATCACAGCTCGAAAATAATCTCAATCCAAAAACAGGAGAACCGCCTGTTCCGTCTATTCAATCTATAAAGAAAGCTGCAAACGGAATGTTTATGACATTTGACGAATTATTCTCTCAGCTTGACGATAATACGAAAGTTGACGCAGAACCGGAGAAAGTGAAGATGGCCAAAAAGGCTATCCGTATTCCTGTGCTTGGTAACGTGGCAGCCGGAGTTCCTATTGAAGCCATTGAGGATGTTATTGATTATGAGGAAATATCAGAAGAATTGGCTCACACTGGGGATTTCTTTGCTTTGAAAATAAAGGGAGATTCCATGGAGCCTCGTATCTGCAATGGGGATGTTGTGATTGTCCGCAAACAGAACTATGCAGAATCAGGCGATCTTGTCATTGTGTTAGTCAATGGAGACAGTGCCACTTGCAAAAAGTTGGCAAAGTTCCCTAGCGGAATCAGACTCATTCCTTTTAATCAGACCTATGAGCCTATGTTTTATTCAAATGAGGAAATTGAGAATAAGCCAGTGAGAATCATTGGTAGAGTCGTTGAAAATCGACAAAAATACTAAAATAGAAAACCGCCTCTGCTGCTAACAGAGACGGCATCTATAAACACACACCGGAAAGATCCGATGAATGTTCGATTGAACACCTTACATTATATCATCTTCCCGGTAGAAAAACAATATACCGGGCATTTTTACGCCCATTTTTAGGAAAAGGAGGATGATATTATGCGTCTGCCAAACGGTTACGGTAGTGTAATCAAACTAAAAGGCAAGAGGCGTAAGCCTTATGCCGTCCGAACTTCTGAAATTGCGGAATTTGTAGAGATTGATGCTCCGAAAGATCCGCCGTCTAATATCCTCCGGGAACTCAAACGGTATAACTTCAAATGGAAAAGAAAAGCTCAGATGTGGGCTGCCATTTCCTCAGATGCCATCTGTGAGTTCGCTGAGACTCTGATGCAAGAAGAGGGCTATGAGTATTCCATAGCTTACCGGCAAACATTCAAATACCTTGAATACTTCGCCAAACAGGAACACGCCTATGCTTTTCTGTCGGAATTGAATAATGCCGATGTGGTTGCGGAACATATTAAATACGCTGAGACACCTACTTTTGCAGAGATGTATGGAAAGTGGAAAAATTATCGAAAGGCTCTGCCGGATAAGATTTCATCAAACACCTGGCGGAACTATGAGATTGCTTTCAACCACTTATCAGATTTGCACCACAAGAAATTTAATGCCCTACGAACTGATGAGGTCCAGGAGTGTATCAATAAATGGACCTGTAAATCAAACTCTACTGTCTCTAATATCCGCACGGTTCTTAACAATCTATACAAGTATGCCCTGATGAACAACTATATAGAAAAAGATTTGTCTCAGTTCTTTGTATACTCATGGGTCGATCCGACAGAACAAATCCATAGCAGATATACCAATGAAGAAATTGCAACCCTTTGGTCTAAACTGTATGTGATAAACAATGTGGACCTCATTCTCATTACAATCTACACCGGCCTAAGACCTACGGAACTTTTGGAGATAACCACGGATAATGTGCATCTGGATGAACAATACATGATTGGAGGAATGAAAACAGAGGCCGGCACAGACAGAACAATACCAATCGCAGACAAAATTTTGCCACTAATAAAGAATCGGTTCGATCCGAACAGAAGATTTCTTGTGAATAATAAGTACGGAAACCACTACACCTACGGTTCGTATGTGAGTGCAAATTTCAACACCGTTATGAACAGACTCGGTATGCAGCATCTACCGCATGACGGCCGCCACACCTTTGCATCGTTGATGGATGATGTTGGCGCAAATGATGTTTGCATAAAACTGATAATGGGGCATAGCATGAAAAACAATGTCACAAAGGGAGTGTACACACATAAAACCACACAACAGCTTATTGATGAAGTCAACAAAATTTAAGGGAGGTCATGCCTCCCTTTTACTGTATAAATATTCTAAAACAGTGCAAAAAACCAAGTATATTATGCGTATATTATGCAAAATCGTTTGTATCTTGCGTGTATATTATAAGTATATTGCCAGTATATTACTATCAAATTTTTACTCAAACTTACGAACACTCACTGTAAAAATACGCACAATAAAACCCCGGAAACATTGAATTTCCGGGGTTCGTTTTTATTGATTAGCACACACCCTGTGCTAACATAGCCTCTGCAACCTTTAAGAATCCGGCTACGTTAGCACCTACAACGTAGTTGCCTTCCTGACCGCACTTCTTAGCTGCATCATCCAGATTGTGGAAGATGTTAACCATGATACCCTGCAGTTTTGCATCAACTTCCTCGAATGTCCAAGAAAGTCTCTCGCTGTTCTGGCTCATTTCCAGAGCAGATGTAGCAACACCGCCGGCGTTACTTGCTTTACCCGGGCAGAACAGAATGCCGTTCTCCTGCAGATACTGTGTAGCTTCTAATGTAGTAGGCATGTTAGCACCTTCAGCTACTGCGAAGCATCCGTTTGCAACAAGTGCTTTTGCATCATCCAGATTTAATTCGTTCTGTGTTGCACATGGAAGAGCGATATCGCATTTTACATTCCATACGCCATGCTCGCCGTTCTTCTTTTCATGATACTCTGCGCTCTTTCTTGCTGCAGCGTACTCTGTCAGACGTGCACGTTTTACTTCTTTGACTTCTTTCAGAAGTGCTACATCGATTCCTTCCGGATCATAGATCCAGCCTGTAGAATCAGAACATGTAACAGGCTTAGCACCAAGCTGCTGTGCTTTCTGGATTGCATAGATAGCAACATTACCGGCACCTGAAACAGCGATTGTCTTGCCTTTGATGTCTTTGCCGTTGCACTTGAGCATTTCTTCTGTGAAGTATAATAAACCATATCCTGTAGCTTCTGTTCTTGCTAAAGATCCGCCGTATGTAAGACCTTTACCTGTTAAAACGCCTTCATATAAGTTGCGGATTCTCTTATACTGACCATACAAATAACCGATCTCACGTCCGCCAACACCGATATCACCGGCAGGAACGTCTGTATCAGCTCCGATATGCTTGCAAAGCTCTGTCATAAAGCTCTGGCAGAATGCCATAACTTCTCTGTCTGATTTACCCTTAGGATCAAAATCAGAACCACCTTTACCGCCGCCGATTGGAAGGCCTGTTAAGGAGTTTTTGAAGATCTGCTCAAATCCTAAGAATTTGATAATACCAAGGTTTACAGATGGATGGAAACGAAGACCACCCTTGTAAGGTCCAATTGCACTATTAAACTGTACACGGAAACCGTTGTTTACCTGAACCTGTCCCTTATCATCTACCCAAGGAACACGGAACATGATAATTCTTTCCGGTGTTGTTAATCTCTCTAATAAAGCGTTCTTTCTGTACTCTTCTTCGTTTGCTTCTATGACTGTACGAAGAGACTCTAATACTTCTTTGACTGCCTGATGGAATTCAGGCTGAGCTGGGTTCTTTGCAATAACCAGTTCAATGACTTCATCAACATATGACATTTTCAATGTCCTCCTTTGGTTTAATAATATACATGAAATGGACCCCATTGCCCAAGCAATATTATAAACGATATTTTTTATTTGTACAAGAGAATAATTGTATACATGTATAATAATTCTGCATTTTTTTTCAATTTTCTATGTATTTTTTCTATTTCACAACGACCGTTTTTGCTTTTGACCATGCGGAGGTATATTTTTTGCCATTGATCATTTTATAGGTGCGGATCCTTACATAATATTTCCGGTTCTTTTTCAGCTTTTTGATCGTTACCTTTTTCTTGGAGGCTGCTATTTTCTTTGTCTTTGCCTTTTTAAACTTCTTGTTTGTGGCATAAGACAGCTCATAACCGCTGACGCTTTGTTTTTTCCATGTTGCGGTAAATGCTTTGTTTCCTTTTTTCACTTTTGTAAGCGTGGTACCGACAGGTGCAACGGTTTTGACATTCAGATTATATTCATATTGGTCATCACTGTAATTGAAGATCTGGATATAGTAAGATCCTGTGTATGGTACAACCACATTCTGATTGGTACCATAATCCTTCCAGGAATTTCCAAGCTGTGCATCTTTATCAAAAAGATAAGCAATTGCCAATCCCTGTAACGGTCCAACGTTGACCTGATAGGTCCATCCTTTTTTCAGTTCTACCCGGTACACATCACACATATCCCTGTACTGCTCCGAAGCGACATTGGAAAAACCATCACCAAGCTGTCCTGTATACGGTTTGTCCGTCCGGATCTTAGTTGCTGTTTCTTTTGTGTTATTGTATTCCTTTTCAAAACAGTCGCCTGCCTGAAAATCAAAGCTGTACGCCGAAGTCTGTGCGCCCGTACAGTAAAGTGTCATATCTTCTTTGATATAATAAGTCCCTGCCAAAAGCCCACACTTCCATTGCGCTGTTGTTCTTTCATTCACTTCATCCCTGTATATCGTTAAGCATCTACCGGATGCGTCATACAAACTGAAGTCCATACCAAGCTGTCCCCAGTTCTGGCTTGTCGTTTTTTGAATCTTTGCTGTCAGCTGTCCATCCGACCGAAGTGTGAGTCTTGCTATAAACGGTGTATCATTTTCTCCCCATGCATGACTTCCGCTTGCAGTCTCTGATACAGAAACCGCTCTCTGCATTTCCTGTAATGTCAGATTTTCCCCCTGTGCGAAAACCTGTCTGCCGCCTGCAATGGCAAATAACATTACACAGGCAATTGTAAACAATACCTTCCTCATTCCTCTCTTCTTCGTTTCATGCCTCCTAAAAAATAAGTATATATTTATCCTATCATTAAAGTGTACCCTTTGTCAAGGACACTATGACTTTTCCTTTTCAGATTTCTATTTTATATTTGTTTGTTGTGTAGA